CGGTAGCTTTTCTCATTTCGAGTAAATCAACTCCTTACAGAATTCGCTCATCTTCTCGACCTTTACCTTACAAGGCTTAGGAGTAAGAGCGTCGTTTATATAGTAGACGGATACGATTATTAGAGCCGATATAAGAATCTTCTTTAGCATTTACTTAGTCCTATTCTTAGTAGCGTTAACGAAAGTTTGACGAGCGCACCATTCGCACTCGACGATAGCGACGTCTAAATCGGGTTCGGTCGAGGAGACGATTAACTTATTCGCCCAACCTCCGCGAGATCCGCAGAACCAGCACTGTAGCTCGCTCATGCTTCGGCTCCGACCTTTAGAGCTTCTGCGGGAGTAAGAAGCGTAATCTGGTCTAAGTTAAACGAGCAGAAATGATTGTCGAACCAGATATCAACTTTTCCGAGTTTCGTATTAACCGTTTCTACTAAACCGTATTCGATACCGGCTAAAGAGCTAACGCGTACTGGGTCGCCTTCTTTAATAGTTCCGATAAAGAAATAGTTACCGCCGTTAGGGACTAACCAGAAACCGTTAGCCTGTAGGAGCTGAATAAACTTATCTTCGTAAATAAGGTCGGTATCTATTAGCTGAACGCGTACTAATCCGGAACCGAATTTAGTTACTACGGCGTTAACGTTAGCTTCCTTAGCTAGCTTACGAGCGAGTCCTACTGTAATCATTTACTACCCCTAATCTCGGGAGTCGTTCGCTCCCTGTCGAGGAATAGATTACGGTATAGATTACGGTAATACCAGTAGGGGATTTAGCTCATTTCGCGGATCCTAATATCCGCACCCGGCTCGGGGGAGTACGCCTTCGTAGCCCGTATATCGACTACCTGCGAGTCGTCTAGGTACACAATTCCTGTTAAAGCGTCTAAAACGCCTCGAATCAGCTTATCGAGGTCGGGAGGGACGGTCGGAAAGACCCGTTTAACCGTACGGGGACGGGGCATATAGAAGTCGATTTCGATAGCTATAGGCTTCTCGGACGGCTTATATCCGGCGAATTTAGCGGAAAGAGAGACGGAAGAGCGCCACGCGGCGAGCGCGGAACCCTGCGAGTGGATAACTCGCCCGTGGATTACCTTCATACTCCCTTGCGGGATAGGTACTCCGTCTACACGAAATTTAGTCACCCGATAAGGGTAACGGACTCCGCGATAACCTTATGAGCTTCTTTTAGCCCGTTGATGAGGTAAACGTCGTAGGTATCGTTACGGTCTAGCTCGATAGCTTTTACTATCCAGTTCTCGTTGTCGATCCGTACGACGTCTCCGAATTGGAGAGCCGAAGGCTTTACGAGTGTAAGCGTCATTATTAGCTCCTTAGAGAGTAATCCTTACGGTCTAAGCGTAACCGTTACGAGTAATCTTCGCAAGTGGCTTTCGTCACTATGCCCGACCGAGTAGCTTCTTAATATCCTCCGGCATAGGTACGGCTCGCGCTTTCCTCGCCTCTTCCTCTTCTAACGCCCGTCGCGCCCTCTCTCGAGCCTCGGCGTCTCGTTTACGTGCGAGGAGTAACTCCCGCTCTTTTAGCTCTTCTACGGTCAATCTACGGGGTGGTAGAGGGTCGTCTAGCCACCGCTCGGCATTTAGCCAAGTCGCGGGGTGCGGGGTAAAGGTATCTTCGCGGTTCGGATCGAGGCTAAAGCGCTCGGCTCCCGCTATAACGGCTTCGTAGTCCCTAATCTTCTCCCATGCCTTACGCGCCGCTCCCTTAGCTACCTTCCGAGGATAGACCGCCCAGAATTTATCGAACATCTGTTCGTAGTCGCCTTTAAGAGAATCGCTTATATCTAAGTTCTTCTTAGATAGTTCTTCTAAAGGAGTCAGGTTTTCCGACTCCGGTTTACCGGATTCCGGTTTACCGGCGTTCGGTAATCGTACTCCGGTAGGAATATCGTAGATATAGCTCTTCGTCTCGAAGCGACCGTCCTCGTTACGCTCTTTTACGGTCTTTAGGTAGCCGAATATCCGAAGCTCCTTAAGAGCGCCGAGAATCGCCGCACGACCTTCCTGTCCCGTTCGAGCGAGCGACTCCGCCGAGATACGCCAGTTATCCGGACGGGAAAGGATTTCTAGAAGGATTCCCCTAGCCCGATACGAAAGACGGCTATCTCGGACGACCTGATTAGATATAACGCTAAAATTACTATCGGGTCGCGGGGATCGGATAATACTCATTAGCTATTCCGCCTTATCCGTATTAACGAAGTCCTCAAAATCGAAAATCGAAAGCATTTTATTATTTAGGTCTATCTGCCATAAATTTATATCTTTAGAAGCCTTAAACCCGACGTGATTTATCTTTCCCTTTTCCCATACTCCGTACTTAATAAACCCTAACGCTTGCCAAAATTTATTCGACTCTAAATCGGTTCTACACCGGAGTCTCGCTCCGATACGCTCGAAGGTTTCGCAGAAATCCCTAACTACGGCAATTAAAGCTGACCCGTAATCTAGACGTCTTGCGTCGTCGCGTACGGCTATCTGCTGAATTTTTACATAGCTATTCGCTCCGCGACCCGGCGTTAAGAGGATATAACCTACGGGGTCGTTATTCTTTTCACAGATAAATACCACGAAATTCCGCCCCCCCCCAAACACGTAGTCGTCCCAGACGGTTCGCTGAATAAACCCTACGGCATAGGAGTTATCCTTCTGTAGCTTGTCGATAAAAGCTATATCTATCTCTCGAGCGTTACGGACTAATAAATCTCCCTTCTGATAAAGGACGTTAATTAAGCCGGTCGCGCAGTCAAATTTACCGAGGTTCATATTTCTAATACCTCCCTAATCATTTCTTCCGAGATCCCGAAAAGCTCAAAGCTCTTAATAACCTTCGTCTGTAGCGATAGGTTCGAGTTCTTAAGAAACGAATCGCGCTCGACGGTAGTCATTCCGCCCCAGACTCCGTACTTCTCGTATTTCGAGCCATAGTTTAAGCACTCCGACCATAGGGGACAACTAAGGCAGAGATTACGAAAGAAGTCGATAGTAACGACCTTCTTAAGTAACTTAGTCTCTTCCTCGATTTTATAAAAGAGGTCGGTATAGAAACCTTGACAAGCGGCTTCGTCCCAATTTATCTCCGCATAGAGGGGCAACCTACCGCTCCCGTCGCGTCGTAGAAGTCGCAGTAGTTCGCGCAAAATTGAATCGGCTTCTCCGGTGCGGGAGCTTCGAGTTTATTCTCGACGACGAAATCTAATTCGTCTAACCAATCTAGACCTGCTTGTGCGATATCTATATCGAAATCCTCGATATGAACCTTTATATCCCTCATCTCGCCGTCTCGAGGAATAGCTACGAGAGCTACCTTCTTAACGTCGTAGTCGTTCTTCGAGAGGAGATATCCGTAGAGCTGAACCTGCATACGTTGTTGGTCGCTCGGGAAATAGCGAAGGCTCTTTACCTTCGTTGTTTTCCAGTCTACGACGATACCCGCGTCCTTAATAAAGAGGTCGACGTGTCCCTTAAGGTTCCCAAAAGTAACCTCTTGCTCAATAAGGAAGTTATCCTTAAACGGATCCTCGCGGACAATAGCCTCGGCGATTCCGGCGTGAATAAACGTCCCAAGAATTGCGGCTAGAGAATCGGTATTCGGATTAGTTACCGGAGTCCCGATTATCTTATGGTAGACCTGCCGACGGCAACCTCCGACGGAGGAAGGACCAATCTCGACCTGCTTAGAGCGGTCGCGCTTATTATCGTGCGCTATTAGAGACTTCGATAATAGGTCTTGTAAATCCATTATCGCCGCCCCTTAACTATCTCTAGAGCGCGGTTAAAAGCGAATTCCATATCAGGAGTTAGCTTTAGAGTCTTAATCGCTTGCTCTAATTCTCCCGCGATTTTAGCCCGTACTAAAGGCTCCGCGAAGGTATTAGTAGTCGTTTCTTCGGTCATTTAGATCCTCCCCAACCTGTTCCCTTAAATACCGCCGCGAAAGTATTAAATTTCCGCTCGGTCTCTCCGCCGCAGACTTTGCAGGGAGCTGATTCCGGAGCCGTTCCGATAACGAACGTATAATCGAATACTCCGTCTAACTCGCACTCGTATTGGTAGGTAGCCATTACGCCGACTCCTTCTCGCGTAGCTCTAACTCGAAATTAGCTACGCACCTTTTACACGCGTAGACCTTATAGTGCTGGTAAAGGCTCTTATAGAGCTTCTTATTAGCGACGTTACAGAAATTACAGTTAGCCATTAGTCCGCCTCCGGTAATCCGTTTAGAACGATAGCGATAGCCGCTAATTTCGTACGCTTAGACGCGGCGTACCAGTCGCTAGATATATCCGTAGGAGTTTCGAGAGCCTCTAGGTCTTTAGCTATCTTCGACCGTAAAGACTTAAGCTGAATATCGAGAAGTTCCATTAGAGAGCCTCGATTGCGCTTCGGACGTTACTTCCTACGGAGCGAGCTATCTCTACCTGCGTCTTAAGACGAAGGACGTTAGCCCGAGAAGAGCGTACGAGCGATTCCGCCGTCGCCATGCGGAAGTGTAATTCCTCCGTCGAGATAAGAGCTAAATCCTCGCGCTCGCCTACGGTGTAGTTCTTACCGTTAGGAGCGGATTTAGAAGCTAGCGTTATTCGGTGTCGGGCTAAAGTAATTTCGTACTCCGCCTTAATCGAAAAGTAGTTAGCCTCGGAAGCGACTAAATCGTTATGCGCTTCGTCGATTTCGTGAGATAGATCCCGTAGTCGCTTCTCGACTTGTGCGGGAGTAACGATAGGAGCCTCAGTCGCCATCTTTAACGACTCCGAGGTTCGTCTTACGCTTCTCTACGTCGAGGACTTTCCACGTATCCGCCGAGAAATCGAAAGGGTCGGGTTGTAGTTGATATCCGGAACGCTCGAGACCCTTACCGAGTTCGATAGCGTCGATACCGAGTTCCCGCGCTACGCGTTCTACCGCTACCTGCTGATAGTTAATAGCTACTATCCAACCCATAGACGGCTCGAATTTTTTAGACTTATCGCTCATTTCTTCCTCCATTTAGCTACGACTCGACCGTGTGACCGAGCGTTAATCGAATTTATATAACCGTTCTTTTCCGTTAGACCCGACTTAGCCCACGAGCGGACTTTCGCGCCTATAGCGTTATTAGAATTTATCCCGTTATCTTCGTCGGGATAGCCGATAGCAGAAGTTAAATCCTCCGAAGTAAATTCGTAGCCCGAAGGCGCGGTCTCTAACCAGTTATCGGCTTTAGCCGACCACTCGGGTTTCGCTTCTAGCGCGAAGTCGAGTAGGTACTGAAATTCGGCGACGTTAGCCATTTTGTAGTTCCGTTACGCGAGCGCTAAGAGCGTCCTTAAGAGTCGTTCCGTTAACGGGAATATCGAGAATCGCGGTCTGCTTACGATAAATCTCGCGGAGCTTCTCGATATCGGTTACCTCGGCGAGAGTTTCGATTTCGGCGGCGGCTACGGCGATTTCTACGTCGCTATAAACGCGAGGCTCGGGACGCGAACCCTTACGAGGCTCGTTCTGGTAGCGCTCGACCTTCTCCATTTCGGAGCGGCTAGGACGCTTACCGTTCTCCGTACCGATTGCCGAGTTGCCGATTGCTCTTCCGATTGCGGACGTCTCACAGTTCTCAAGAGCGGAAGTTTTATTGACGGGAGAAGCTCCGACGATTTCTTCGGCGTATCCGGTTGCGACGGGGGATCCGTCTAGGTAATCGAAGTAAATCTCCGCCTTTACGATAAAGCGGTTATTGTCGTTATATACGAGTTCGGTTAGGACTCGGGCTTGCGGATAGGTCTTATAGAGGCGCTTTAGGCGCTCCTCTACGGTTTCGTACTCTTCGAGATTAAAGCGACCTGCCATTTACTGCCTCGTTTCATAGGGGTCTCTTAGAGACCGTTCGGGAGGAGACTAGCGGATAGATTACGGTCTACCTAATACCCGAAAGGCGACGCGCCGAGAGATTTACTGGCAGAATCCGACTATGACCCGAGTAACGATTTCGCTTTATAACCTAACGATTCAGATAGAAGCTGAGTTAGCCTATCCCGACCAGATTAACGACCTCTGTAATCGAGCCTCTTTCCTCTATATGACGACTATCGCCGCCGCTAAGGAGAACGGGCTAAAGATAGACGGAGACGCGATTATCGAAGAAATCGAAGGCGACTTCTAACCCTTTTCCTGCTCGTAATAAAGGTAGGGAGCCGCGGTATACGGGTCGTGCTTACTAGCGATTTCTAGCGCCTTCTCGAGAGTAGCTCCGGCTTCTAGAGCGCCGATAGCTAAAGACGACCCCGATCCGACGCCGTAGAAACCCGAGGAGTCGAGGCTAACCGCGAAGTCGTCCGCGATATCGAATACCTCTCCGCCGACGGCGATAAGGAAAGCGAAGTTATAGTCTCCCTCGGTTTCTTTATCCCACTTATAGTCGTTCTCCTTAAAGCACTCTTTTAGAGAAGGAATTACTTTAGAGATAATAAAGTGATAAAGGTCTTTCTTATCGACCGCGGTAGGCGTCGGCGGTTTCCATAAGTGTTGCGCGATATCACACGCCGCGGACTCACCGGCTCCGGCGATAATAAAAGCGCCTCGCTGATTTATCTTCGTCATTTTCGGGTGGGTATATTTTCTATTAGAGGTAACTAGAGAGTCTGCCCCAAATACGACCTTATCCGAATACTGAACCGCGACGATAGTAGTCATTAGTCAAGCCAAATCTTATAAGCCGCCGTTACGCGACCCTTCTCGGGATCTATAAAGTGAAGTCGTTGCGACGGAGTAGCCGACGCCGCTAGGTTAACGCTAGCGTAACGATTTTCGGATTCCGTAGAACCAGTCTGATAAACGCTACCGAGACCGTTAGCCATAGCCCACTCCGCGTGGGTATGGTAGTGACCGATATAGACGTCGCGGAATTCCCACGGATAAGAACCGGAGCGCCAGCGGTTAGCGTGCTGGACGATAGCTCCTGGACTAGCGAAGCCGTTACGACCTACTTCATCTCCGTGAATTAAGAGCGCTCGGTAGTTTCCGATTTCGACTCGTTGGATATCTTCGGGACATTCTTGCCAGTTAAGTCGTTTTTCTTGTGCCAATAACTGTCGAGCCAATTCATAGCACATTCGATCAAAGTTATCACTGCGAGGCACGTTATCGCGCTTAGAGCCAATACGTCCATGATTTCCCCACTCCGGTACGACGGTTACCTTGTCGTAATTCGCTAAGGCATATCGTACTAAATCAACGCAGAGTCGGGATACGTTTACATATTGTTCGAATAACGTAGAGTCAATCTCGAACGCTTGACCCGGAAAGTTAAAGAGTCCCTCAACCATATCGCCGCCGAATAAAATAAATACTTCGTTAACGGCATGGTCGGCTCGCATAATGTCAGTAATTTTTACTGCCTTTTCTGCGAAATCTAAGACGCGAGTTCTCATTACTTCCGAGTTATAGCTAGGAGTCTTTTTTGCTCCTTGCCAATCGGTTAAGTGCCAGAGAGCTACTTCGGGTTTCTTCTTACCCTTAGTTAGCTTCGGAGGAGTAACGGGATCTATAGGACCAGTCGAGAGCATGGCGTCGTAAGCCGCGTTATGAGTAGCTTCTACTAATTCGTCGTTACGTTGTTTTACTTCGATTAGTTTCTTCTGCGTACGCATTAAGGCTTTACGAAGTTCGGTAACGTCCTTAGATTCGATTCCCTCGGGTAGCGCTTCGATACGCTCTTCTAGGCTCATTAGCAATCTACAATCGCTCGAGCGTGTCGGGTATATCCGATTTTATCGTCCCACGAATCGGTGTGTACCGGATTATTAAATAGGCGGACGGATTTAAGAGCGTCCATAAGTAGCCCGACCTGATACGCCGGAATATCGTCAATCTTTAGGAGCGCTCCCCAGATACGACCGATAGCGATAAAGGCTTCTTCGGCGTCCCCGTAGTTCTCTTGCCGCTCTTCTAAGATTTCGTCTATACGTTGCCGCATTTACATTTCCCCTGTCGGTGAGCGTTAAGCGTGTTATCGCTCATCTTGTAGCCTTCTTCGCGTAAAGCCATAACGAGCGGATTAGTAGGAAACCCGTTCTTTAGGTGTTCCGTAAAGACCTTTCGATCCGCCTCGGGCATAGTCTCGATAAGTAGGGCTACGGTACAAGCGTCGGCTTTTTTAGCCGCGTGCTTCTTAATAGAATCAGATAAAGCCATAAGTGCCTCCTTGCGAGAAGGGTAGCAAGGAATCAAAAAATAAACACTTAAAGAAAATAGACACGCCATAATCTATATAGAATTCTATATAGAAATAAGTAACCCCTCTGGTGCGGATATTAAGAGCCGTGAGGGGTGTTGTGGTTTAAGTATAACTACTCGACGTTATTAACGTACGGCGTGATGATATGCGACTCGGGTTGCACACCGGGGTTAGACGGCGGGTTATGAGGTACGGCGGCTCCGCCAGTAGCGGCGATAATCGCTTCGGTAATATGAGTCGGATCTACGGCGAAATTAGAAGCCTTCCACGCCGCTAGACCTGCGACCGCGGCGAGGCTAAGAGCCTTCGGGTTAGTAATCGGTACGCGAATCACGGTAGCTCCTTCATTAAAGCGTCGTAGGCTAACTGTCCCATAACCCCGTCCGTTACGAGCTTATTCGCCTTCTGGAAGGCTTTTAGAGCCGTTACGTCAGTATTTGACCACGCGCTATTTTCGTAGGCTCTAGGGAGCAATCCCGCCTTAAAGAGAGCCTGTTCTACCGCTAGGACGTCTGCCGTCTTAGAACCGGTCTTAAAATCGCTCGCCTTAAAGGGAGGGGCAACGAAGGAAGTCGTAGCTTTAACGGGAGGCGTCGTCGAGTGGGTAACGGCTACTCCGGTCGCGCCGAGAGCCGTAGTTGTAGCTACACCGCCAGCGAGGAGCTTATTCGTACCGAGAGAGGTCGAAGGTTTAACGGGATCCGCATACGCCGGACGAACGATAGCGAGAACATAAAGGTAAGAGCGGTGGCGAAGGTATACGCCGTGTCCGTCGTACTGCGAAGCGTCAGTCATGTGTTCGGGACCAGTATTTCCCTCGACGGTAGTAATTCCGTCTCTCGAAGCCGCGACTACGATTCCTACGTGGTCGGGTTGCCCGTTACCCGCCCACGAGAAGAATACGAGGTCACCGGGTTGCCCGTCGTATTTACCGACTACCGCTTTTCTCTGCTGAAACCATGAAAGACCCGTAGGGCAATAAGCGAAGCCTTTAGGAGTCTGCGCCGCTACGAGGTGAGAGAGATTATTTTGCGCGAATACCCACGAGACGAACATAGCGCACCACGGTTCGTTCGAGATTCCGTACCAATCCCCGTACGGGTTCGCGTCTGTAGTACCGCCGTAGAAACCCGTCTGCTTCTGTGCGGTATTTACGATATCTAACGCGTTAGCCACTTAGCCCCCATAAAGTCAAAAACCCCGCCCACGAAGGACGGGGTCTGACTTAATTTTACTACTTAGTAGCTTTAGGAGTATCCGCCTTAGCAACCTTAGTAGCTTCTGCGATAGCCGCGTCGACGGCAGGAGCGACGATAGATTCAGGAGCGCCGGTAACGCTAGAGATTTGATTAACGAGAGACTTAGGGTTTACCTTAGCCAAGATAGGTACGAGTAATCCGCCTACGAGAGCGCCTACTGCTACTTCCTTAACGCTACGGTGTCCGGTCTGAAACGTTGCGTATCCTGCGGCGATAACGCCGTAGCCGTAATGCTCGAGGAGAGCCTTCTGTGTAGCTGAAATCTTAATCTTTAGAGCCATTTTTATCCTTCTTTCCAATTAGGTTGCGAACGTACTTCTCCGCCTCGAAGTCACTAGCCGAAGCGTGGTGAATTCCGCCGACGCCTCGGTGGTGCTTTTCGCAGAGCCATATTAGGTTCGCCGCCGATTCTACCCACTCCCCGACGATTTCGGGATTAGATACTCCGGGGTAGTCGGCTTCGAGCCATTTTAGATCGACGCCGTTCTGTAGGCTAAATTCGATATGCGCGTGGTGTAGCTCTAGCCCGCCGTCGCACTCGGAGAAATCCTCGCGGTGTTCTCCGATAGCGCACTTAGCCGCGTCTTTAGTTTGAGCGCGGTAGGCGTTAAAGTCTTTATAGTGAGGATCGGATTCTCGAGGCTCGTGCGGTGGGTAGTGGACGACGTAGGAATTCGTAATAACTTGATCGTGTGCGTCCATTTAGTCGATTTCTAACTTTGTCTTTATGACCGCTTGGTTAATTTGTAACTCGTGTAGAGCCATATCTTGGCGATTAAGTTGGTCTTTCATAGACCCGCCGCCATTTTCGTATAGCTGGTATTCGATACGCGATAAGCGCTTATCCATTTTCTTAAAGCTACGGTTAATCCAAAATACGGGTGCGCCGATTATTACCATACTCTCTAAAATTGCCCAGATTGCGTTGCTTACGGTCGAGGCGTTATTCCAAAATACCATAGTTGCACCTTACGGATTTATTGTTATGTCCAGTTAATAGTTCTAATGGTACCGTTTTTATCAACTGTTTTTAGAACGTTAGAAGTCGTATTAAGCCAGATATCGCCGATACGAGGGTTAGTCGGGTCGGTCGTAACGCTAGGCGCGGTAAAGCGTTGCGCGGTTTCTAACTTACGAAGTCGAGCTTTAATATCTTCGATAATCTCTCGAATATCCGGAGCGTGATTTATATAACCCATTAGTACGTTCCCGTCGTAACCGTAAGCGTAATTCGTTCTGGTCCGTCCTCACCCGGAACGACCGTAAGACCAATAATACGGAAGATAGCGTCGTAGCCGTTAGGGAAGAACGGGTCGGTAATACGGACGCGTACTTCGTCGCCTACTTCGTAGCTTCCGAAAGTCGGGTTAACGTACGGAGGCGCGACTATCTTTAGAGTAATCGGAGGATAGGAAACCGCTTTAACCTGACCCGTCGCTAGACCACTAAGAACCGTAGGGTCGGTAATATCCGAATAGTTCGCTTGATCCTCGAGTAGACCCCAACCTGCGGAGAGCTTCGTCGAGTCGGCGTAAATCGAGATTAACTTACCTTCGTTAGAACCCGCTCCGAGAGCGTAAATTTGATTAACCGCTTTAGATCCGTCCTCGAGGTAGTCGTACTCGGAGATATTTCCGCCTAGCTCGAATACCGGAGCGTTAGGGTTCGTCGAGCTATACATAGTTCCCGAACGAGGGTAGTAAGTATTAAACGACTTAGCGGGGTTTCCGCCGCCGTCGTAGTAGACGCTAATCTCGAAGTCGAAGCCGTTAACCTGCTTAGATAAATCCGAGACGGCGTTAAAGACGGTCTTTACTTCGTAGTTATAGTAAACGCGAGAGAGGGTAATACCCGAGACGTTCGTAGAAGCGGGGTCTTGGTTATAAAGAAGTCCGATATTGCCCGAAGTCGCTCCCTGAGCGTTAGAGATAAGCGACTGCGCTATCTGTAGCTGGTCGATACCCGTATAGGCTAAAGCTCCGTAGGCTGTTCCCGAACCCGTCGTAATACGGCGACGCTCGAAGTAGGAAATAAACTCTCTAGCCGTTAATTTAATAACTTGGTCGCCGGAGGTATATTCGCGTTGCCAGAGAACCCCGCCCCATACGAGCTGACCGTTACGGTCTATATAGACCGCCGTACGTCCGGGAATCGTCGCGTTAAGGACGTTTAGCCCCGCGGTATTAACTCCGGAAATAAGTAGGTGCGCGGTCATAGTACCCGCGGCGTTTAACTGTTGCCCGAAGCTAACTCCCGTTAGGGGTAGCTCTGCGAGAACCTGATTAGTAACGAGATCCGCGAAGAGATACCGGTAGGAAGTAGCCATTG